AGATGTTTGCGTTAGAGAATGATACTTCCGCGTTATTTGTGAATTCCCATTCAGTAGATGTTGGGTCTGCTAGGTATAATACTTGGTCAGCACCCGCGTCTGTCATTACGACACGTAGTGAGTTAGCAAATTTTCCTGCAGTCCTTCCTGCCCACTTCCAGTTGTTAGCAGCAGTCTCAACGTTTGCCTCATAGTCAGTCATCGACTTGATGATTGGAGGTGTAATACCAGTTGAGGTTTGCTCGTTAATTTCTGTCTTTGCAGCAGTTACAGTTTGAAGTGTAACAGTTGACCCATCAGTGTGTGCAGCAGCAGTAGAACCTAATACTCCGCGCTCAACTGTTAGGTCGTCCCCAGCTACACCAGAGATTCTTAGAAACTCATCGTCAATTCTGATGTATGAGTTTGTGCTTCCTGCAAGAGCAGTAGCAGAAGTAACTGTAAGTGTAGTGTCAGATGATGTAAATGTAGAACCTTCGTTAATTGTAGAAGATGTGCCTGCAGGCTCAATAAGAGTGATAGATGATTTTGCAGCGTGTGATGCAGCAGATGTTTGTAACTGTCCTCTTGTTACGGTAACGTCGCTACCAGAAACTGCTTGGACAATCATTAATTCAGCGTCGATGAATAATACATCGCTTACGTCAAAGTCAGTTGCTGACTCAACAGTAAGTACTGTATCTGTTGCGCTGAATGAAGTGATAGTGAATTGTGCTGTATCAATCGCATTCTTAAGTGCGCTGTTATCTGCACGCACTACGCGAAGTGACCCGCCATACAATAAAAATTGTGCTGCAGTAAACCAATACTCGTAGTTTAGATTATTAGGTTTACCAAAGGTTGCTAAAAGTTCCTTCTCACTTGTGATAGTTGTGATGTCTTCGATGGGACCTTTCTCAAATGCACCTACGACAGCAGCGACGTTATCAACAGTCGAATTTACTACGTTAGTGAGGTCTCTTTCTAGAACAACAACTCCTGGGGAAAGTTGTGTTGATGCCATTAGATTAATCTCCTATGGGATTCCAATTTACAATGCTGAAATTATTTATTAAAAGGCATGTTTTCACTGGGGAAACAAGACGTGAATTACCAATCAGGGTAGTCACCGTAAGGAATCTTACGTTTACGTTTACGTTTTACTCTCCATATAGTACATGTCTTACATTCATATGCATAGGCAGATGGGTTAGACCCTCTATCCTTTCTGGTCTTATAGAAATCGTTTCGCAAATTTTTCTCTTGACCACATATACGACATCTTCTATCTACAAACAGGAGATTGTCTAACTCAAACTCCTCTTCTATACTCATCGGTAGTCCCACATATAACTACGGTCACCATATTCATCTACATTCCAGTCTCTATCAGATGTCCACCTATCTCCGTCGTTATCTACAAATTCATTCTCGTCCTCTAGACCATCTGATACAAATCCAAACGGAGCCATGTCTGCCTCTATTGCATCCTTCTGCTCTTGATACATACGAAGACGGACATCACTGTCATGTAACTCTCTGAAATAATCTGTAGTTGCTAACCATGAGAATATAACCAGACACATAGCAAGGTCATCGTTACAACCTTCTTCTGCCTCCCATGCTTGACCTTTCTGTATAAAGGTAGTTAACTCTGTAATAATATCAAAGTCTGTAAAGACCAGTTTATCATCTTCAATCAACTGTTTCATGTTTGCGCAACCAGTCTTCTTGACTGTAGTAGACATCTTGACACCTAGTTGCACCTTACTACCAGAGAATCCTTGACCTACTACCTGTCCTGCTCTACCTCTCATGGAGCACATGAGTAGATTGTCATACTCTAAATCAAACTGTAGTATATCTGCTACCTGTCCACCAATATCATTTACCTCTACTAATGTATAGGCATGATTATACTGTGTGCATACCTGATGAATGATATTTGGGAATAGTAATGGTTTAATTTTATTGTTTCTATACTTTGCTACTAACTTATATGGTATCTCTGTAGTGTCAATGATAGTAAACGCGGAATAGTCTTTGGTAATACCTCGTGCCACGTCAACAGTGCAGACATAATCATGTCCTTCTATCGGCTCTTCAAATATATCCAGTCCTGCACTAGATGTAAGTGGGTCATCATATGCAAGTATCTTTAACTTACTAGATGTAATCAGTGTATTGACAGACCCTAAGAATTCACATTCAAACTCTTGGTTGAATTGCTCCTCTGATGTATTCTTTATAGTCTGCTCTTTCCACTCTGCATCTCGGCCAGGTACTTGTGACCAGTGCACCTCAGTTGTAGTATATTCATTCTTACCTTTCTCTGCATCATGCCACAGTTTATAAAACATATTCATACCCTTAGGGGTAGAGATGATTATAACCTTAGTTGACTTACCTGAGGATATAGTAGGATACACAGAGCTAAAAAACTCATCAGCGATATGAGTCGGAATAAAGGCGAATTCATCAAGAAATATAATATTAAATGACATACCCCTGACAGCAGAAGCGGAAGTAGAAGCAGCCATGATTTTACTGCCGTTTTCAAGTTCCAGAGAGCCTCTGTTCCAGTTGACGACTCCTTGTTGCATCCAGTTTGGGAGGTTTTCATATGACAGTTGTAATCTTTGTAGCATTTCTCTTGCAGTCGCTGCTTTGTTAGCAAGGATTGCAACGTTTACATTATCATTAAACAGCGTATACCATAACAGATAGGCAGTAACAACTGTTGACTTACCTGACTGTCTTGGTAGTTTAGCAATATTGAATCTATTCTCATGAAACTTCTCAACCATGTCTGCTTGGAAGTCATACAAGTCAAAAGGGACTAAACCTTTATCTAGTGAGATAATCTTAATGTAGTTTGTTATGAAGTAAACAGGGTCTTGACTACACTTTACGAATTCTTCTACTTGCTTAGGTGTAAAATTCTGAGCAATGTTTGCACGTTTTAGATTCGGATTACCTAGATATATTTCGTTTGATGCCATCTAGGGTTTATCAAATAGGGTGTTGTTTATATATTTATCTGCCCACTCTTCACTAAACCATTGACTAAGCACTGCTTTTGTTTTCTTATTCTTTCTTTGCGAAGTAGTATACCAACACTGGTCATCTAATCTTTTCATAATACCAACCCAGTCATCAGACCATTGTGCTGTCTGCACCTCAGTGCAGTATATCCTGAGATACTCGAGAACTACCTGATAGAATTTGTCTTGCTCCTCTTCTGTCTTTAGTCTTGCAAACTTACAGTAAGGTGAGAATATCTCACCCCATTCGGGTAGTTGACGATTATCTTTAAATTGTATTTGTTTACTGATAGGTGCTAACTTGTCACTCCAATCCACACCGTCTACAGGTGATATATCTACTATGGCAGCAGTAACCCCTGCAGGAGTTTGTATTATATCTGCACCAAATATAGGCAGATAGTATGCAGGGTCTGGCCAAAAGACACAATGGACGATTTGTATTTTATCTGTTTCTGCTGTCTCTAAATGAATTCTTCTTAGTCCTTTAGACTTCCACATTTCATTCTTAATAGTAACCTTCTCGTGTCTTATTAAGTCATGCAGAGTAATTATTTGCTCTAACTCTGGAAAGTCTGCGATACTACATCTAATTAGATTAGCAAGGTCATCACGTACGCTTGGAAAGAGCATAACCAACTCCAATGAATAATATAGCAAATATCAATAATACTAGGGGAGAGGTTACGATTGGGTCCCAGTTACCATGCTGTATGAGTGGTTGCTTTTCCCACGTACCTGGTAAATGATATACCGAAGGGTGTGATGCAAATATCATCTGCCTAAAAAATAATGATTAATGATTTCAATTTTCTCATGTGCTTGAGCAATAGCAGCAATCTCGCCATCTATCGCTGCCATAACATCTGAGTGCTCACCTATACCTACAGGTTGGTTGAGATAAATTTCTACGTTTTGTGAATGCTTTGCAATCAAACCATTGTAGTATACGATTTGATTATTCAGAATGTTGTCACGCAAGTTGACCATAAATTAACCTTCAATTAGTGTGCCTTGTGACCTACGAATCTCACGTAGCTCTTCAAAATTTTTATTTTTTGTGCCTCCGTCATACTCCCACGCATAACCTTCAGCAATCATTTGTTCGTTGAGCGATACATCATCATCGCCAACGTATAACCAACCAAGCAACCTACCATACTTACCAACCCCACCTTGAAGTTCAGTTCGTATAGTGAGCTCATGTTCTCCATTGATAGTGTCCTCCAGTGTGCCTTTCATCCAGTTAGTAGCATCTATTCCTAGTGCCTTTTCCTCTAAGTCTCTTGTCCTTTTCTCTGGAGTATCGATACCCGCGATTCTAACACGCTCGTGTTTGTAGATATCAAATCCTAAGTCAATAACAACATCGATGGTATCACCATCAACTACTTTAACAATTTCTGTGACGCGAAAGTTATAACAACTTTTACGACTTGGGGGTGTCATTGCTCCCATCGTTCATCTCCGAGTATGCATACTTCATTATATAGCCGATGACAATAGACACCGAAATAACTAATATGAGTATCATTACATTCACGGAATGGACGACAGTCATTTCTTAGATTCTTCGTATTGGTATATTAGAAATAGTCCTAGTGAAACCCAGAAAACTATCTCAAGACCATAACCAGACATTATGTAATA